GTTCAAGGCGCTTATGATTGGGGAGTTATATACTTTGGTGTATTGTCACCTATGCTCACGGGTACTGGATCAACTTCTGTTGATTGCTCTGTCTTTATGTCTTTTGAAGATGTAGAGTTGTCAGGACCTATTGTACCGGAATCAGGTGCTACTAAAGTACGTAAATCCAAGCCAATTTCAACTTGGCAAACGCCGAGAAAGATGAATCTAAACAAGGGGCTGTCAGTGGTTCTTTAGCTTTGGTTTCCAAAGCGGCAGGGACACTTTCGAGCCTCCCTGTAGTTGGTCCATCTTTAGGCGCTTTATCGTCCATGTCTGGCATGGCTAGTTCAATAGCGTCTATTTTCGGATATTCTAAGCCTAGAATTTCGTCCAAGGTTACTCCGATGTGTACCACTCCAGGTTGGCAACAGTTTAATTATAATGGCGGTGAGAACTCCCATTCTATGGGTATTGATGCTATGAATAGTTTGCCCAGCTTGCCTGGGTTTGCAGGTAGTGATACAGACGAAATGAGCCTTGATTACTTGAAGAGAATTCCAGCTTTTGTAGAGATTTTTGATTTCACGACTGCTCAGTCCGTTGGCACTACATTGTATTCTGTTGATCTGACATATTCTAATATAGGTCAACGATTTGTGCGTACGGTTGGAACTAACTCTTTTGGATTCGTTCATCCTCCTCCTTTTGGAGCGTTGGCTCGCTTGTTTCATCTTGGAAGAGGCGGGTTAGAAATGACTTTGAAATTTGTGAAAACAGAATACCATTCGGGTAGAATCTTTGTCGTGTTTTCTCCAAATGGAGTTACTACGCAGGTTTTTGGTGATAATAGCTATTGTCTGAGAGAGCTTGTTGACATTAGAGAGAAAAGTGAGATTAAATTCACTATTCCTTATATGTCACCATCTCCTTTTGTTTCTACTAGCAGAAGTATCGGCAAGCTCTTTATATACATTGAGACCAAATTGTCTGCACCAAGTACAGCAGCCAGTTCTATACAAGTTTTGGTGTATTTTAATGGTGCGTCGGATATGGCTTTTGCGTTTCCCAAAAACCCAGACACAGTCTTAGCCGCTGAGTCTGGGTATGATCCTGTTTACGCAGTCACCAATATTGGGGGCGTGGATATTCCGCCTCCTAACTGCGATGCGGACTTCGCGACTATAGGGGAATGTTTTAAGAGTATCAAGCAACTCGCTCTTATCCCTAAATATTTTAGTCCAGGTAAGTTATGGGTTGCCAATAAACCTGAGACTGGGTTAATGACAACTAGTGTGTATCCTTTCGCGTACACTTATTGTAAATGTAATGCTACCACTAAAGTACTTGATCCTCCGACTCTAGGTTTAGACTACTTGTCTTTCTTTGCGTCGGGGTACCAGTTCTCTAGAGGTGGTGTTAGGTTTATGTGCCCCTCCACTTGTTCCAGTGGCTTTGTAGCACAAATAACACCTTCATTTAACAATCTAGTTGACACAAACCCACCTAATATCTATCCATCTAGCACTTCTTCTTTGAATCCTACTGGAGCTCAAAGATTGGGCCCGATGGTTATAGATACTGCGTTAAATGGACCTATTAATGTAAAGGTCCCTCATTATAGCGCAAACCATATGAGAATCAATTGGTTTTCTGGATCTAGTACCAGTGTTCCTACATCTCAGGATGCGTTCTTTGGAATGCTTACCTGGGGTAATAGATTAGAAACTAATGATGGTCAAATGTTAC